GGTTTGCCGAGAAGTAAAGAGCTGATTATGTACAGTGTTCCTTTCTTCGCCATCCCACTCAAAGACGGGCAGTCAGAAGAGGAGCACGCTATTGAATGTTCGGTGTATGAGTATGAGCAGAAGTACGGGAGAGAACCGAAAACGGTGTATATTCACGGGAATAACCTTTTTATACCAGTTGGCAGTGTTTGATAGTAAAAGTTAATAATATTCTTATACAAGGAGGTAGAAAACGATGTGCCAGTTTTTTAGTTTTGTAACAGAGCCAGACAGTAGGGGCGGAGAACGATTTTACTTTAATTGGAATCAACGCAAGAAAGACATATCAGGCGAATGTGATAGTCACTCAATGATATGCAAGCACTATAAGCTAAATGAGGATATTTGTAATAAGTACGAGTTCAATCCACTGACAAAAGAATTTAATGTAGATCAGATAAATTCTGACGTAGACGATAGGGTACAGGTTGAAAAGTGGGTAAAAGCGCTTGACTTCAAGAAGATAGTAAAACCACTTATTGTAAAAGAGATTGTAAACCCATTTGAATTGAAAGAAGTTGAACAAGTAACACAAGAACACATTAAATTACTGAAAGAGTTTATTAATGTCAGGGATTCGGTCAGGGATTCGGTCGGGGATTCGGTCGGGGATTCGGCCAGGGATTCGGTCGGGGATTCGGTCTGGGATTCGGTCGGGGATTCGGTCAGGGATTCGGTCAGGGATTCGGTCAGGGATTCGGTCTGGGATTCGGTCGGGGATTCGGTCTGGGATTCGGCCAGGGATTCGGTCTGGGATTCGGTCGGGGATTCGGTCTGGTGTTATATTTCAGAGTTTTTTGATATTGAATATAAATTCAATTTTTCCGCAGGAATAAAATTGTGGAACGATGGATTGGTACCATCAAATGATGGTAAGACGTGGCGATTACATACAGGTAAAGACGCAAAAATTATTTATGAATTAGAAAAGGATCAATAATGCACAAATTACATTTTTCAGGACGGGTAACTAAAGACGCAGAGATGCGGTACACACAAGCTGGGAAAGCGGTAACGGGTTTCACCGTTGCGGTGGATGATGGCTGGGGTGAGAATAAATCAACCATCTGGATAAAGTGTACACTGTGGGAGAAGCGAGCGGAAGCACTTACTCAATACTTGACAAAGGGACTGCCCGTATCGGTAGAGGGGCGGCTGATGCACGAAGATGGCAATCCAAAATTGTGGGGGGATCCACTGTGCGCAAGGTTTGAAGTGTCCGTGGTGGATATAAAGCTGATGGGTAGCAAGAAGCAGGAAGAGGATTATTTTTAGGAGGAATAAATGTATAAATGGATGATTGAGATGGTAGAAGCACCGAGAATAGTTTATTGGTTACTGAGCATATTGGCGGTTATAGCGGTGTTACAAAGATTTGAGGACTAAATGAATATTGTTGAGGTTGCAAAAAATTGTTCTGAAATAATGAAAAGCCAGTCAATTTATTGTCCTGTTTGTGGCGAAAAGCAATTTAGTCCATTGGACAAGTTATTTACAAAAGCATACGAGAAATGTATTGACTGTACACCTTCCGATGATTTGGAAGGTATGTCTGAAAATATATTCAGAATTATCGAATCAAGCGATATAGGTGAGTGGTGAGAAAATGAAAATAACACTTGAATGTCATCCATACCCGGAATGTAAACCGACACACAGGGGTGATTACCTTGTGCAATATACGCGACCATCCCCGTACAGCGATATAGTCGCTGTTGTCGAGTGGCAGAGAGCTGGATGGGAGCTTGCAGATGATTACGTAATTGCATGGGCTGAAATGCCGGAGAGTTTGACTGATGACCTATAAAATTCTGCAAGGCGATGCAATAGAAGTAATGAAAACGCTTGACGCTGGTACTGTGGATATGTGCGTAACCAGCCCCCATACGTGCGTGTTCTCAACAGCTTGCATGGTAAATTGGGAGGCTGGTTTATTTAAGAGGTGATATGGACAGACTACTGGATGACATTCAAACACTATTAGACATAAAACGTATTGAGCATGGATCTAAAAGTTATCAGGATTATGAGCGTATGAAGTGGGCGATCCGTGACATGAGCCTGAGCTTCACCGACTATGACCGGGCGATTAAGTACGTTGTGGATTATTTGGGGGGTATTTATGAGTAATGCAGGATACAGACAAATACACCCGGAAATGTGGGACGATCCGTTTGTTCTTGATCTTGAATCAGATGAAAAATTGTTGTTTATTTATCTATTCAGCAACGCAAGAACTTCACTATGTGGATTGTATGAAATAAGCACAAAACAGATAATCTTTCATACCGGGCTTGAAAAAGAATATATCAACAAAGCGGTTGAGAAATTCCAGAAAGCAGGGAAGATAATCAAAGAGGGTAACATTTATTTTGTTGTCAATCAATTCAAAAGACACTTTAGCAGATCCCCAAAAGTGGTTACGAGAATAAATATTGATATTGAATCAATTTGTGACTGCAAACCAAAGACCGTATGTATACAGAAATATGAATATTTATATGGGTATAGATACCCTATCGATACAGTAGACAAAGAGAATAACATCCCTATCGATACCGAAACGCATAAGATAAAAGAAGATAATAAAAGAAGTAATGAAGATATTAATGAAGATGAAGTTGTAGATAATGATTCTCTCAACAACAACGCCCCCAATTTAATAAAAACTTTTACTGATTACACTAAACTAAAGGCAGGAAAGGGAGCAAAGGAACTGTCAGAATCACTTATAGCTGCAGGTGTCACCAACGAGGACATTATTAGTGCGGTTGATTTCCTGAACGGTAGCGATAAATACAAATGTGTCCGGTTCTTGTCTATTGGGGAATCTGTTATTGCAGAAATGAATATGCGAAAGGCGAGACAAAAGACACCAGATCAGGAAGATTACCAGCGTTACATCAAAGGTGAATATGGAGAGGTTGGGAGTTGTTGATGACCTATAAAATCCTGCAAGGCGATGCAATAGAAGTGATGAAAACGCTTGACGCTGGTACTGTGGATATGTGTGTAACCAGCCCCCCTTACTATGGCTTGCGTGATTACGGAGTAGAGGGACAAATCGGACTTGAGCAAACTCCAGAAGAATACGTCAATAAACTGGTAGAAGTATTCAGAGAAGTCAAGCGGGTGTTGAGAGATGGCGGAACTGTTTGGTTAAATTTAGGAGATTCTTACAACTCTCATGGAACAGGAAATGTAGAAAATGTTGGTGGCTTTCAGGGAAAAGCAATTAGAAATAACAGGGGTTATAGGAATGCTCAATCTGCAAGTGAAAAGAAAAGGGTATTGAAAGGCTGTGGAATAAAACCTAAAGACCTAATTGGTATCCCCTGGCGAGTAGCATTCGCACTACAAGCGGATGGATGGTATCTCCGCTCAGACATTATCTGGCATAAACCCAACCCAATGCCCGAAAGTGTGAAGGATAGGCCGACCAAAAGCCATGAGTACATATTCCTGTTGTCGAAGAATAAGAAATATTATTATGATAACGAAGCGATAATGGAAAACCAAAAGAAGAATAGTGTTGAAAGATTGACAAGAGGATGGAATGGCGATGGAGATAGAGGTTATCCTGGTGGTCCTCAAAATCATCTAAAAAACTATATGGGTAAGGTGGATATTGATAAGTTGCCAAAGGTCAGGGGATATAAAACAAAAGACAATACAGAGAATCCACAACATCATGGCCAAGATATTTATTCTGGCAAGGGTAGAAATAAACGTACAGTCTGGACCGTAAATACAAAGCCATTCAAAGAAGCTCACTTTGCTGTATTTCCTGAAAAACTAATTGAACCTTGCATACTGGCCGGGTCCAGAAAAGGTGGGATAGTTATGGATCCATTCTGCGGAAGTGGTACAACGGGCGTAGTGTGTGCGAGGTTTGGCCGGGATTTTATAGGGATTGAATTGAACCCTGAATATGTGAAGATGGCCGAGAAAAGAACATACAAAGCAAGCCAACAGATGAGATTATTGGAGGTTGATTAATGAAACCGAAATACAAACCAAGTGCTGACAGTAAGGTAGAATTAGAACGGGCAAAGCGGTGGTATGCTAACCTGTATCACCATGATAAAGAGAGCGTGGATGGGCTGATTGCCAATTATATCAAGTACGTGAATGACAGGAGCAATTCGCAGGCGAGCAAGAATATGGGAATTGAGCTTATTTATAAAGTATTGAGGAGGATGTGATGGCTGAAATTACCTGTACAAATTGTGGCAAGCGATTGAAAGAATCTGATAAAGAGTGTCCGAGATGTCATAACAATCCAAATTATAACAATGGGCGGTATGTGAAAAAGAAACAGCGAGAAGTCACAAAGAGATTATCAAAGACGGAAACAGAGCGCACCTGCAAGACTTGTAAGTGGTGGGCTGGCAAGTGGTGTAGGTGCCCATTAATGACAAAATACTCTTTTCAATTTAGAAAACCATTTATTGTAGAAAAAGACTTCGGCTGTAACCAATGGGAGGCACACGATGACTAAATTATTGCCTTGTCCGTTTTGTGGGGAAGATTGCGCTTATATAACCACATCAAAATATGGTGTAGATCGTAAGCGTACTATGTTTTGGGTAAGTTGTGATAACTGCTATCTTTCATACAATAATGGACCATGCGGAACAAAAGAATTAGCAGTAGAAAAATGGAACACCCGCACCCCAGACCCACGCCTCAAGGAAGTTATAAAAGATATAAAGCACTCAATATCAAGAATGGAAAAAGCAAAAATATCTGCAAATAATAAAACAGCATATATGGCTATGCTTGGTGTTGCAAAAGGGACACTTGACATTATCTACAAGCATATACCGGAGGCGAAAAAATGAAAGAAAATGTTAAAGAAGCCATAAAAGAGATAATACGCAAAACTAATTATTATGGTTGTGATACGGGAATTGGCAAAGGGCATGTTTCTTGTTTATATATATTAGCAAGGCATGGGATTGTAAATATTGTAAAAGGCGATTGGAAATATCAACCAGAGGTGAAAGAATGAGCGAAGATAATATTATGTTTATTGCGATAATGATATTTGCACTAATTAGCAAGTGGATTATGTGGAGGTGAAAAATGAATAACAAACTAAATGAACTGATGGCAGAAGTGATGGGATGGCAGTTGGTAAAACATGGCGAGATGTTCAACCAAGTAATACGGGAAGCAGATTGCTATGTAAAAGATGATAAATTTATTATGTGGCGATTCAGATGGAATCCCACAGAGGACATGAATCAAGCGATGATGTGTGCGGATGAAATGAGGTTAGATATGAACATTAGCAAAGGCGGCCGCAAGTGGTGGGCGGATATTGAAGACATATACTTTAGTCCAGTAGTGTCTATTACAGAATTTCCCAAAGCAATCTGCGAATGTATAGCAGAAGCTATCGGAGGTGAGAGATGAATGAGATAGAACAATTTGCGTTATTGTGTTTAGTAATATCTTTAGCGACAAGAGTTGAAAAGCCAAAAGAAGACTTGGGAATTGAAAAATTGTTGTTTGGATTATTCTTGGCAACAGCGAATTTAGCTATGCTTATATTTGGGACGCTATATTTTGCGTATCCCAAAACCAGAAACATAATACTTGCTTTGCTTGAGATGGAAACAAACCAATGAAAGAAACAATCGTATGGTTTGATTATCCAGATGTGAAGCCGCAAGACGAAAGCCGAGTGTATTTGGTAAAAACTACCTACGCTTTAGATACATCAATAAGCAAGGGTTTTATTTCTAAAGGCAGATGGTATGACGAATACAACTAAGATTTTTGGGGAGATGTTATTATGTGGGCTGAAATGCCACGAGGAGTGAATAATGAATAAGACAAAAGAAGTAAATTTACATGATGAGTTTTCCGCTAAAGTATGGGTAGATGAATGGATGAAAACAATAAGCAAGAACCCGTCAATACCAACAGATAGAGGCACAATGCTTGGTTGGTTTGCAAATGCAATCATGGCGGGATATGATTATGCAAATAGGATGAGTGATGAATAAAGTAACTGATGATAGGCTGGAAGAGTTGATAGCTGATAGAAACAGGAACAGAAAAATTTACGCCTCTTATAGCGAAACTTATGATGAATCCGAAGTCGGAAAAATATACAATCAGATATTAGATGAAATATCAGCTTTCGAAGAACTGCAATCACTCCGAAAGCAGAACAGAGCATTACTGGAAGATGGGGAGAGAGCAATTAGATTGTTGAGAAATATTGAATCATTTGTATTTTCCCATAACGAGGATATGACCGAATTCGGAGACGATGGATATTTAATACGAGTTGATTGTGATGAATTAATGAGCGTTCTCGACCAACACAAAGCCCTTATGGAGCGCATTGAAAAAGGATTATAAAGACTTCAAGTTATTACTATTATCTCGCTATCCCGTCTGCGAGGTATGCGGCATTGCTCCCGCCAGCCAAGTGAACCATTGTCTTTACCATCAGCACGGCGACATTTACGATACTTTTGAGAATTGCCAATCATCCTGCCCTGCTTGTAACTGCGGGTACAATGGAAACGGGAACAGTCGCGCAACAAAGATGCGCCACTGGAAGAAAAGGGAAAGCGATGGGTATGATATGGAGAGTTGGAATAAGCAGGTGAGTGAATGGAGGAGGGAGGGGTTTGGTGAATAAATCACTATTAGAATCAAATGTATAATAGACAGCGTAGTGACTCGAATCAAGCCGGAATTGTTAAAGAGTTGCGATCGATCGGCTGTTCTGTGCTTGTCATATCTGCAACGTGTGAGGTTGATATAATAGTGGGCTGGCGAGGAAAGAACTACTTATTTGAAATTAAACGAATAGACAAAGAATTGAGGCCTAATCAAAAAGAACTGCACGCTTCATGGAAAGGGCAAATTGACCGAGTAGAGAGTTTTGAAAATTGTATGAAAATAATGGAGGATTGATATGAACATATTTGGAATTCAGATACTAACTAAAAAAGGGCAAGAGAGACTAAAGCGGGACATGAAATATCAGGCAACTGGTGAGATGGTTGAGTTCTTACGCAACAACAAGGATAAGATTATTTTAGACCCAAAGCTAATTAATGATAAGGTGATTTCAGAAACGCTAACTATTATTGGAAATAACCAGGTAGTTGTGAGTTGCGTGTTCGAGGGTAACTCTGACCCCGCTGTAATATTTAAATAAGGAGTAAAAATGTTCCCAGATAATTTTACAGATGAAGACGCCGAAGAACTACAAAACGCTATATATGACTTCATGCATTATCGGGCAGACCAAGCGAGGGGAACAATAATCATGTGTGGCGTGATGCTCATTATATTGGTGCTGTTGGCGATCAGCTGATGATACTTGATGAATACTATCACGAGGAGCGGTATATGATGTGGCGTATTGATGGGGAATGGCGAAGATTTGATTTGAATAATAAAGAATGTGAAAGGTAGTATAATATAGATATGGCTGAATTAATACCGGACGTCTACGCTCTCGAATACGACCAGAAAGTAAAGCTATTAGAGCGCACTATCGCAGAAATGGTGTCAATTAAGGGCGAATTAGCGTCTAAAAGTAGGGAGTATTTCGCAGTTAAAGCACAATATGATACAATTCGGGTACAGTTTGACTATCTAAAAGAGCTGAAAACTGGGCTGCAGTCAGCTATAAGGGCTGAGGGTGCGTTATGAAAGGTGAGGGTTGAGAATGGATAAACTATTGCCGTGTCCGTTTTGTGGCGGAAAGGCAGAATATTATCAATGGTCAATAGGCCAGGATTATATTGTCAGGTGTGGAAATTGTGGCATAGGAACATTAGATGAAGATTTATCTCTTTCAAGTGTCACAAACCAATGGAATACTCGTGTCCCAGACCCAGACTCGTCCCCAGAAGGCTTTATTGAGGAATAGATGCCCAAGCGAACTAAACTGGTTCATAAAAAGGTAGGGCAATATTTTTATCGACATATCTGGAAAACACTGAAGATTGGCGATACCGTAGAAGTTTGTAAAGGAAGGTGTGTTTTCGGTTGTGAAGTCGTAGAAAGGTGCGGAATAGAAAAATATAAACTAGAGATTATCACAAAAGACACTAGATAAATGGCAAGTAAAAGAATAAGTAAAAAGCAAGAAGCATTCATCAACGAGTATTTACAGTGCTGGAACGCTACTAAAGCGGCAATAAAGGCGGGATATTCTGAGAAGTCGGCGAGGGTTGCTGGTCACCGCTTGATAACCAATGATAACATTTCCGATATAATAGCGGAGCGTGTAAAAGAAATGTGCATGTCTGCTGATGAGGCGTTGAAGCTATTGTCAGAGCAGGCGCATGGAACACTTGAAGATTGTTATGATATAGAAATGGTTGAATCCAGATTGAAGCCAGGCCTTATGATACCAGTCTACCATCTTAATCTTCTAAAGGCAAAAGAGAAAGGTAAGCTCCACTTAATTGAATCAATCACGCCGTCAGCATACGGAACTAAAGTAAAACTATACAGCTCTCAAAGAGCATTGGAGTTGATAGGCAAGGCGCACGGATTGTTTGCTGAGAACAAAGTGCCAATAGAAATTAAGCCAGTAACAATAACACACATACTGAAACGCGAGGAGGAAGAGGATGAGTGACTGGAAAGACAAAGAATTGGAGAAAGACTGGGAAAAAACGAGGTTTATAATTACTTGCGCGGCAAGCATAATAAACGGAGTTTTATTTGGGGTTGTCTGTGGTACAACCAAGTTGTGGGTATTGTTTGTCTGCGGTGCTATAAGCACTACTGTTTGGATGTTCGCAATAATAATGTTGTTTGAGAATTACCAATGTAGGCGTGCTGTAGATGCCGACTGAGTTTATAACTCAAACAGAGACATCAGATGGTATTGAATATAAAATAAGGTATCATCCTGGACAGACAAGGGCACATGACAGCAAAGCCAGATTCCCTTTTATTATCGCAGGGACGCAATCAGGAAAAACTTGTTACGGCCCATGGTGGCTGAACAAAGAAATAGAAACGCGCGGGGCGGGGGACTACCTGGCAGTTACAGCAACTTATGACCTTTTCAAGATGAAAATGCTCCCGGAACTAAAGAGCGTGTTCGGTGGTTATATCCCGGGCTGGGAATACAAGGCAAGCGATAGGGTATTATCTAATGGTGAATCAAGGATAATATTGAGGTCAGCAGATGCAGAGGGCGGACTTGAAAGTGCAACGGCTAAAGGTGCATGGTTGGACGAGTGCGGTCAGGATAAATTCAAGCTGGGTGCATGGGAAGCGGTCCAGCGCAGGCTATCTCTTTACGGTGGCAGAGCACTTGGTACTACTACACCTTATAACTTGGGCTGGCTAAAAACAGAAGTATTTGATAGGTGGGCTGCAGGTGATACTGACTTTGAGATAATCAACTTCAAGTCGATAATGAACCCGATATTTCCTCGTGAAGAGTATGACAGGATGAAGCGGATATTACCTGCGTGGAAGTTTCACATGTTCTATGATGGCACATTCGAGAGACCAGCAGGACTAATATATTCCGATTATGACGAAACGACGCAGAAGATAAAACCGTTTGACATTCCAGCAGAATGGCCGCGATATGTAGGCATAGACTTTGGGGCAGTGAATACAGCTTTAGTGTGGATTGCGGAAGACCCAAATACTCACTGTTTCTATATTTACCGCTGTTCCTTGAGAGGTGGTAAGACGACCAAAGAACACGCTATCATGGCACTCGCTTATAAAAAGAGCGAGAACGTCATCCGATGGATTGGTGGGGCTAAGTCCGAACAGCAGCAGAGGTGGGACTGGCAGGCTGAGGGTGTACCAGTGGAAGCCACGCAGATAACGAATGTCGAAGCGGGAATCGACCGGGTGATTGAGCTATTCAAGAGTAGGCGGTTATTTGTGTTCGATACGTGTAAGGGAATGCTTGATGAACTTGGGACCTACTCAAGGGTACTTGACGAATACGGTCAGCCAACCGAGAAGATAAAAGACAAGGCGGACTATCACAGACTTGACGGGTTAAGGTATAATGTAAGTGGTATAGGATTTTCTACGCTTGGAGGTATTCACGTATGAATAAAGAAGAGTTTGAATCGGGATATGCACAGCGAAGTGGCGTAACCGTTGAGTGGTTGCATAAACATGGTAGATATGGTGCTCCTTGTAATTGCGGTGAAGCTGGTTGTGAGGGTTGGGCAATGCTATATTCAGAAGATGAACAAGAATGCAATACGATTAATGAATTTGAGTCGTTGCAACGATTGTATGATTTGGGAATAATCAAACCATTTTAGGAGCAATTATGAATTTATGGGACAGGTTATCAATTTTATTCGGGGGAGAGAAGGCACTAACAGCAACAAGAGTAAGCGGATGGGACGAGGGAAGGCCGTCATATCCAGAGGTAAGTTTTGAGACGCTGGCAAAGCAGGGATACCGTAAGAATGAACTTATATTCGCGTGTATATCAAAGACAGCTAATTCAGCAAGTCAGGTGGCTTTACGTGTTTACGATAAGAGAACGGAGCAAGAGATTCCTGATCACCCACTAAGGCAGCTCATCCAGAAGCCAAATAGCGAAATGGCTGAGTATGACTTCTGGTCTGCTAACGTGATTTATGAGGACTTATCTGGTACGGCATATTGGGAGAAGGAAAGAAGTGCAGCTGGTCGGGTAGTTGGGTTGTGGCCACTAAGACCGGATTGGATTAGACCAGTAAAATCATCCAGTGAATTTATAGCCTATTACGAGTATGAGATTCCAGGCTCTGGTATAAAGATACCACTACTAAAAGAAGATGTGCTGGTATTCAAGAACTTCGATCCATTGAATTTATATCAGGGCTGGCCTCCTGCAGCAGTAGCGGCAAGGGTTGGAGATGTGGATAACTCATCTACTGACTTTATCAAGATGTTCTGGGAGCGTGGTGGTATTCCGCCGGGTATCCTGAAAACCAAACAACATTTACAAGAAGCGCAAGTTACAGCTATTCGTAAGAGATGGCGCAAGCGATATGGCGGATTTGAGAACTGGGTGGATCCTGCAGTCTTGGATGCTGATGCTGAATATCAGAAAACAGGACTATCATTCTCAGAGATGGGATTTGAAACACTGGACGAGAGGAACGAAGCACGAATTTGTATGGTGATGGATGTACCGCCCATATTGGTCGGTGCAGCAGTAGGATTAAAGCGAAGCACCTACTCTAATTATGCCGAAGCACGTAAGGCATGGTGGCAGGACACACTCTCAGCAATGTTCCAGCATTATGATGATACGATTAACGCAAGCCTTGTACCTGACTTCGGGGATAATATCTATTGTAAGTGGGACTTCTCAAAAGTTGCTGCTTATCAGGAAGAAGCTGAGAAGTTATGGACAAGATATTTGGAAGCGTTGAGAGGTGGCGGTATCACAGTCAATGAATTCAGAACAGGGATAAACTTGCCACGATTACGGGGCGGGGACGTACTTATCAGGACGCTAAATCAGTTTGATGTACCAGTGCTTGAGGAAGGCGCAACTAAAGCAGTTATTGATGTTATCGAAAAGAAACTGCTTGGCGAAGGCGATAGAACGGAGGACGAGAACGAAATAATGAAGAAAATGGAAACGCATTTGAGGAAACAGAAAAATAGAATTGTTGATGAAGCAGAGAAAGAAAAACTGGAGGTGTAGAAAATGGATAAGCTGTGGTTAGTCGGACAGTGGACAGGTGATGAGGTAGGCGAATGTGCCGCATGGGAATTTCAAGGGATATTCAAAACAGAAGAAAGAGCTATAAAAGAATGTAGAACGTATAAGTATTTTATAGTGCCAGTTTTTGTTGGTGAGCCAAAACCTCATACGTCAGAAAAATGGGAAGGATTATATTATCCGATAATTAGATGACTAAAGAATATTTTGGATGAAGCAGAAAGCGAGAAGTTATGAGTGAATTAAAAAAGATTGTATTTGACAATACCAGCGATAAAGATATTTGTATAACTAAATTTTCATTAGATGGAGAAGGTATACTAACTTTCCAGTTTGGCAATCTTGGTGACCCGTGTATGTGTGTATGCGCACACAGCGAAAGACCATTTGGAGAAGTAGTCATTGATAAGGACATATTTGAATGGCCGGAAAAGTTGTAGAAAATAAATCAGTCTTTGATTCCTTTTTCTGGATGGATGAAGCTGACATACTGTACGCTATCCTCCTGCCGCTCATAACTAAATTAGCAGTTGATATGGGAAAACAGGCTGCTATCGGTATTGGCGTTCATTGGGGACTTGTGAATGACGCAGTGGTAAGTTGGGCGCGGAACTTCGCGGCGGAAGAAGTAACACTGATTACCACGACAACGCAGAAGATGGTACAGGATAAGGTTGCTGATTGGATTGCAAGCGGTGAGCCGTTGAGAGAATTGGAAAAAGACCCGCAGTTTCTTCAGGCGTTTGGCAAGGTTCGGGCAAAACGGATAGCGGTAACAGAAGTTACCAATGCTTATGCAGGGGGGNACTTGGAAACGTATAAGAATAGCGGAGTAGTGGATTATAAAAGGTGGAATACCGCCGGAACTGATGTTTGCCCGATATGTCTTAGTTTAGAGGGGCAGGAAGTACCTCTTGACGCTATGTTTCACGACTTTGCAGGGATGGAATACGATAGACCACCAGCACACGTAAACTGCAAATGTTGGATACAGCCAGTTGTGAAAGAGCCAGAATGAACATCAAAATATTCGGACTTGATAAACTGACCGCGAAGCTAAGGCGATTGTCTGCCCCTGAATTGACAAGGGAGATGGAAAAGACGACCAGAAAAGCGGTCAATTATGTGCACGGGAAAGTACCTCCGTATCCACCTAAACCAGTGGGGAGCACGTATGAACGCAGAGGAGCGGCCGGGCTTGGCGGAAGTATAAATACGAAAGTGAAGAAAATGGGAAGTAATGTTATTGGCACGATAGGAAGTCCAACTCCTTACGCTCCGTGGGTTATTAGTGAGGAACCTGGCGGCGGTGCTGGTCCTCAAGCATGGATGCACAAAGGGCGATGGTGGACTTTGCAGGGCGTGGTCAAGAAAGCGCAAGATGCAGTCAATCGCATTTTTGAGAATATGGTTAAGAGGTTGACGAGATGACCGACATGGAGTGGGAAGCGTTCTTCAAGTTGTTACGAGCGTCATTATTGTCTATTGTCAGGTGGATTGAAAAGAAGTATAATTGGTAGAGGAGGTAGTGATGTCAATGCATATACCAGGAACGATTAGCGGCGCGCCAGGAGAAAAATTGGTAATAAAGCCGTCTGACTTTAATAATTACTGGCGAGATAATCCACCACAGGTAATAACAGAAAGCCCAGCAGAAAAGTTTTATTGCGAGTATTGCTTTGGTTCGACATTTGACGATAGCCGAGGGCATTGTTGCGCGTGTGGTCACCCAAGAAAAGAAACAGAGAATCCACCTATCCCATCAGCTACTTTATACGGAGAGCCTATTACAGACGAAGAGGGATTTGTTTATTTTCTTAGTGATCCGGCGAAAAGCAGATGGGGTAGTATATTGAATGTGTGGTCAAATTTATGATATAATAAACTAACAGCCACCTTTCGAGGTTGCATTAATTAGAGCAGTCAAATTGCCCGCTCCTTTGGAGTGGGCTTTATTTATTAAGGAGTAATTATGGCAGGGTTCAATCCTCCTTCATGGAGAACAGGGCATAACGTAATAGCAGCAGCGGGAACGGCAGAGCAATGCACGGCTGCCGCAGTGTTACAGGGTGCAATAGCGGTATTCAGGGCAAGGTCAACTAATACAGGAGTTTTGTATATTGGCTATAACAAGGCGGACGCAGAGGCTAATCACTTCTCAATTATCCCTGCAGGAAGCATTGGGCTTCAGGTAGATAATATCGGTGATGTGTGGATAGATGCTGCCGAGGACGGAGATATTGTTGAATGGATGTATGAAGTAGCGACTGAATAATGGCAGTACACGAACCTGGTGATCCATTTGTAACGCTTAGCTGGAAATGGGGCATGATAATTGCCTCCGATAGTTTTTATGACTATTACAGGCGAGCAGGTACAAAGATGATCCAGTGCTTGACGGTAGACGGAACACCGCAAGCAGGAGCGCATACAGTAGAGTTTGCAACGCTAACGGGAGCGGTAGAGATACTAAGATTCTGGTCATTCTTTTACAATGCGGATAACGTGGTAGGAGCACCAACAAAAGTACATTATGACTTATATGATCAGACGAATGTGGTTGACATAACATTGGATGGAGTAGATTGCACTGGATCCACTGTTGAGTCATTATTGGGCAGGATTGATAAAAGCAACGTAGCAGTGAACTTGATGAAATCTGACCAAGTAAGGATTGTGGATGGTGCGGTAGGATTAGAGTTATCAGCCCCGTTTGTGGCAAGTGCTAAAAAGGGAGCAGATACAAGAGTGAGGTTTTGTTACACAACGGATGGCAGTGCGGTAGATTTCACAATCTGCCACGAAATTATATGGAGACCACTAATAGAAAGTTACGGAAGATTACGCCCTTATTGGGCTTAGGAGATAGATGGGAGTACATAAACCAGGAAACCAGTTAGGATTAGCAGCCCCAGAGATCGCGGACATGGTTGTCAATTCTGCTTATTGTTATATTTCACAGTTGGGATCAGTGGCAAGTAAGCGGCTCATAGTTGATGGAACGCCCAACGGTGCGCAGGATGAGAACTTGTTTACTATTGAGGGCGGGGTTGAGATTCTAAGACTGTCTGGCATATTTACGGATGTTACTGATGTTTCAGCAGTAACGGCTGCTGGTTTTGATTTGATTGACGGTGATTCAAATGTAGTGCAGATTACCTCAGCCGCAGGCACGGACTTATCAGCAAGCACGCTGGAAACATCTATTTTGAGAGTTGATCAGGCAGCGGCAGCGGTAACTGCATTGAAGTCTGATCAGGTAAGAATAATTGATGGCGCAGTGGGGTTGGACCTACATGCTCCATTTGTAGTAAATGCAAAATATGGCGGG